TTTTAAATGCGTGGTATAAGTTAGATAAATCTAAAGATTTATTTTCTGGTAATTTACCAGATGCAATGTTTTTACCAAACGATTATAAACAAAATTTTACTAAAGCATTAAAAATAGCAGATACAGCAGGTAAGTCTATAAACCTAGCTTCTTCTTTAGATTTAGGAACAGAACATACTATATCTTATTGGTTAATATCACCGGCTTCTTGGGGTACAAGAGCTGGATCTATAGCAACTGATGGAGGTCAAAATAGAATATATATTTCAAACGGCACAGCTTACTACAGAGCGTCAGGCGGTACTGAAGTTTTTGATTCTAACATGGGATGGGGATGGTATGGACAAGCTGGAGTTTGGTATAATTTTGTTATAACTAGAAAAGATGGTAATGTTAATTTTTATAATAATGGATCTGTAACAAGCTCAAGTCCACATTCTTTTACAGCTTCTGAAAATTTTTCTTTAAAAGATTTTTTAGGGCATAGCAGTCAATGGGGAGAAACTATAATAAGTAATATTGCTATATTAGATAAAGAATTAAGTTCTCCCGAAGTTACAACAATGTACAATAATGGTAATCCTATATATAATCTTAGCGATATACCACAAAGCAGTAATGTAAAATTATGGTGGAAATTAAATACTGATCCTTCTTCTAATATTATTGATAGTTCAGGAAATAATCAAACTGGAGTTACATCTAATTATGTATCAAGCGATTTGAAAAATATAGCTGTAGGAAGTAATTCAGGTAAAACTTCTGGTATGACAAAGCAAAACCTTGTTAACAACAATGTCTCTACACTAAACGGTACTAGCTCATTTATGACTACAGCAAATTTAGTTAACTCTGATTTAACTCGTAGTATTCCGTATAGTAGTTATAGTATGAATTTTGATGGAACGGCGGATTATATTGACTGCGGAAGCGATAGTTCTTTATCTCCATCAAGTTTTACTTTTTCTGTTTGGTCTAAAAGTGATTTATCAGATGGAGGATGGGTTACAAAATATGCGAGTGAAAATTATGGTTTTGGAATATATAGTGGAAGTATATATTTAAATATTAAAACAAGCGCGGGATGGGGTGGTTTAAGTGTAACAGCAAGCAGTTATTTAACAGCTGATAAGTGGCATCACATAGTTGGTACATACGACGAAACAAATTTAAAAATTTATGTTGATGGTAATTTAGCAGATACATTAAGTAAAACTGGCCCAATTACATACAGCTCAAGAAACACAAGAATAGGAAATTTAGAAGGAACTTCTGCTTTAGATTTTAATGGTTCCCTTTCTAATGTAGCCATATGGAACTCAGAATTAACCCAAGATCAAATATTGACAATATACAACGGTGGTGTTCCAAATAATATTTCTAGTTTATCACCAGTATCTTGGTGGAGCTTAGCGGGTGATAGTTATTATAATGGATCTGATTGGATATGTCCAGACTTAGGTAGTGGTGGTAATAATGGAACTAGTGATGGTATGGGTGGAACTGAATTAGTAGGCAACGGTCCTGGTTCTACAGCAAATGGTACAGCTACAGGTATGAATATACCAGCTAACTTACAAGGCAACGCACCTAACTCAACTAAAAATGCTTTTTCAATTAATATGGCAGCTGATGATAAAACATCTAGCGTACCGGATATATCATCGTAAAAAATTATTAACTTTGTAAAAAAAATAAAATGTCAACAATATATGCTGTAATTAACCTTGATGATACGAATGCAATTCTATTCAGTCAAGTAAACCAATCAAGTGCGCAAACAATGCGTAGAAACTTAGCAAACACTCAAGGATTGCTATCCTATCAAGTGGAACCTTCATTTATTACTAATGGATCTTTAGTGCCTGTTTCAACAATGAATCACGAAGAAGCTTTAGCTTTAATGGCTACAGCAGCTTGGACAGATCCTAACGCTGGACCTGGAGAGTAATGTCCTACAGAAAGAAGGTAACTACCAAGAGACCTGGGGTGCATTCTAAGAATGCGTCTAAATCTCAGGTGAAGTATAAAAAAACATATCGTGGTCAAGGTAAATGATATGGAGGATGGATTATTAATAGCTTTAATATCAGCTCTAGGTGTTAAGGAAATATGGAACATAATTAAGAAAAAGATAGACATCAACGCTAAGAAAGAAGATGATCATATCGTAATGCTTACCCAAAAGATATCCAACCTAGAAATAAAAATAGACGAACTTATAAAAGAAAATATGCAGCTTAAGGTAAAGGTTGCTAAGATGGAAGAAAGAATATTGTTAACTGCAAAAAATAGAATTAAAAAATGAAGCTTTCAAAAAACCTAAGCTTATCTGAAATGACTAAAAGTAATACCGCTAAAAGAAACGGTATTTCAAATCAACCTACTGAAGAACATATGGAGAATATGATAGACTTAGCCAATGTTATATTTCAGCCGATTAGAAATCATTTTGGAGTTCCTATACACATAAGCAGCGGATATAGAAGTGAAGAGCTTAATAAGGCTATAGGTGGTGCTCACAGGTACATTGAAGGAAAGTATGTAGCAAGCTCACAACATTGTAGAGGTGAGGCTATAGATATTGATATGGATTATAAAAGTGGTCCTTCTAATGCAGAGGTATTTAACTTCATAAAAGATAACCTTGACTTTGATCAATTGATATGGGAATTTGGTAATGACAAAAACCCAAGCTGGGTACACGTTAGTTACGACACTGACTTTGGACAAAGAAAACAAATACTAGTGGCTTATAAAAATAGCAAGGGTAAAACTAAATACAAGTCTTATGAGTGAAAAAAAGAAATTTAAAGATACTAAGATTGGTAAGTTTTTAAAAAACAAAGCACCAAATATTTTAGATGTAGTTGGAGATATCTTACCAGACAAAGGGGCATTAGGAATTGTAAAGAACTTAATTGATAAAGATGATTCTATAGATCCAGAAACTAAAAAGATGTTACACGATCAGTTAATTGAATCATACAAGACTGAAGTAGCTGATAGAGATTCTGCTAGAAAAAGAGAGGTTGAGATAGCTAAGGTTAAAAAGTTTGACTTTATGTTTAATCTAACTGGTTTAGTTGGGTTAGGTACTTTTGTGTTTTTAGTATACGCCATAGTTTATATTACTATACCAGAGCATAATGAAAAAACATTCTATACTTTAATCGGTCTCTGTGAGGGTATAACTTTGAGTATCTTTAGTTTTTATTTTGGCTCATCAATGAGAAAAGATAATTAAGATGGAGAAAAAGATAGAAGAATTAAAGTCACAGCTTACTGGAGATATGTTTAAAGACATGGATATTAAAGATAAAATACACAACCTTGAAATGAAGATGAAAGGAGTTAAACCAGAAGATTCTCATTTTGACTGTATAGGCTGTGGTTCCTGAAAAAAATAACTATATTTGTAGTTAATTAAATTAAATCAAATGGATAAAATGAAAAAAGAAGAAGCAGAGATGCTCAAATCTTTGCAGTCTAGGTTGTTCAATGCTAGATTAGATATCGGAGACATAGAGGTAGCTGTTGCTAGACTACACAAAAGGAAAGAAGTTTTAGTGCAAGAAGTAGAAACTGTTTCGTCAGAACTACAGAATACACAAAACGAAATGACTGAAAAGTACGGAGAAAAGAAAGTAAATCTTGAGACTGGCGAATTGTCATGATAATCAGAAAGATATCTGTAGGTGCTGACTATAAGTCAAGCTCAATGCACTATTTAGTAGGTCAGTCTATATTAGGAGGATCATATAAAATACACCATATTAGAATGGAACCAGATGGAGCCTATAAGATATGGATAGATAATGGTACTGAGGTTTTCTTATGGAAAGAGTTTGGCAAGAATATGCCAGTATCTATAGAGTATCTTGTAGACTTTTAAAATGAGATCTCCTTTTCATTTCTTAATTAAACCACTAGGCGGTACTAGGTATAAACACACTAAAGAAATAGGTGGTGTAGATGTTATAGTTAGTTCTTCTCAAGAAGACCATACTGCTACAAACAGGTATGCTGTGGTAATAGAAACTCCTGTTGTTTATAAAGGAGATATAAAAAAGGGAGATATACTAATTGTTCATCACAATGTTTTTAGAAAGTATTATGATATGAAGGGTAGAGAAAAGAGTGGTCCTTCTTTTTTTATGGATGATTTATATATTATAGATAGAGATCAATATTTTTTATACAAAGATCCTAAAGATGACAATTGGATAGCTCCAGACCCTTATTGTTTTGTAGAGCCAATTATAAAAGAAGAATCTACCTTAGTTAACAATGACGTATATAAAAACTTATTGGGAAAAATTAAGTATATTAATAAAGAATTAACATCCAAAGGTTTGAGTGTGGGAGATACAATTAGCTTTCAACCAGAAAGTGAGTATGAGTTTGATGTAGATGGAGATAAGCTTTATAGGATGTTTACTAAAAACATCTGCATATCTTATGACAACTAAACAGATTAAGGAAGATATCATTAAGGCTGGTGAAATGGCTGTTAAGCAATTGGTTAAAGTTGCTAAAGAAGAAATAATAAAACCAGATCCAGAGGATGAGTTAGCAGCGGACAGATTAAAGAATGCAGCAGCCACTAAGAAGTTAGCTATATTTGATGCGTTTGAAATACTAAATAGAATCGAAGCAGAAAGAGCTATGCTTGAAGAAGAACCTGAGAAAGAGGGTAAAAATAAATCATTTGGTTTTGCAGAAAGAAGATCAAAATAGTTTATATAAAGTTTTAAATAAGCCGATTCCTAAGTCGGTAATGTCATCTAAAAATAGAGCTAAGACTTGGCACTATGGTTATCACGAAAAATATGATTTAGTAGTTATATCTAAGGATGGAACACTAGGAGAAGTTTATGAAATAAACGGAGTTAAGGTTGGTTTACCTAAGCAATGGGCTAAAATAGATAAAGGAGATAATAAATGGCAACCTAAAGAATACCCTAGAGAACTACAGAAGATAAAAACAGTATTTGATTGGAGTAGAAGAAATAGTGATTTCAAAAATAAGTGGGTAGATTTTATAGAGAATCAATTTGATATAAGAGAACAGGGTTATTGGTTTATGAACAATAATAAACCTACCTATATAACAGGTTCTCATTATATGTATTTACAATGGACTAAGATTGATATTGGACTGCCTGACTTTAGAGAAGCTAATAGAATATTTTTTATTTATTGGGAAGCTTGTAAAGCTGATAAAAGATGTTTTGGAATGTGTTACTTAAAGAACAGACGATCCGGTTTTTCATTTATGAGTTCTTCTGAAACGGTTAATCAAGCTACTATATCAAGAGATGCTAGGTTAGGAATATTATCTAAAACTGGTTCTGATGCAAAGAAAATGTTTACTGATAAGGTAGTTCCTATATCTAATCATTATCCTTTCTTTTTTAAACCTATTCAGGATGGTATGGATAAACCAAAAACTGAATTAGCATATAGAGTTCCAGCTAGTAAGATTACCAAGAAGAACATGTATGAAGAAGATGACAATGATGTAGATGGATTAGACACCACTATTGATTGGAAGAATACAGATGATAACTCTTATGATGGAGAAAAATTATTACTGTTAGTTAGTGATGAATCT